CGTCTCTTGGCATAGGCGCCGGTGGAGCCATCGGTGGCATACCGCCTTCGTCCATTCCGCACTCTTCAATGCGATCCATTGATTCGATCAGTTTTCTTATACTCATTTTAGTTTGCCTCCTGCGCAGTTTCTTTGCGAGCTTTTTCAAGCTCTTTAAGAAGATCCATTACACGATTCTCGCCAACTGAATCTTGTGCGCTAGTTCCGCCCATATCTTCTTTTGTTAAGATTGTTTCATAAGTAGTATCTTCTGGCATTTCTTGATACTTTTCTTGCATTGCTCCGGGATGTCTAACAATAATATATGATTGGTCAATGTCACAACAATCACCGATATATTCTTGAAGTACATCAGGTGTTGATGGATAATTTAAAGTTACTTCAAAGTATGTAACTTCAGTATTTTCTAATTGTGGGAAATCTAAAGGACGTTCCTGTACAGGAGTTCTCTTTCCTTTTTTCATCTCAACCACACTATATTTTTCTAAACACTTTCTAATTTGATCTTCACAGCCTTCAGGAAGCTCTCCCGCAATGCCGACTTTGAAATCGTATGTTTTTTTAGATTCGTTTAGTATTTCTTGAAATCTTGTTTCCATCTTACATATTCCCGTTATATGTTATTTATCTTTATCCAAGCCTTTTAGCTTTTCTAAAAGGCTATTTCTATCTGTAACTACATAGCCTTCGCCACTGAGCATACCATCTTCTACACCGCCGTCTTTATCCATTTTTTCTTTTTTAAGTTGTAGCTCAATCATTTTTAATTTTTTATCTAGTTTAGCAGTCTTTGCATCTAGAGATGTTTTAAGCATTCCGCCGGCAACCTCAAAAACACGACCGCTATATCTGCTTTCAACATTCATACCTAGATCCATTAGATCTTCGTATGCGCTTAGAGCACGTTGAGCAATATCTTCTAATTCTGCATCTGCCTTATCGCCAAGACCTTTTACTTGAGGTAATGCTTTAGATATTTTATCAAACTCTGCTATGTCACGAAAACTTTCTTCGTGAGCTATTTCGTGTTTGGCTTGTGCTTTTTCTTGTGCTTCTGCTTGTTTGATAATTTCTTTCGAATCATCCATATTAAGCAAATCTTCTAATTTTTTAGTCATGACCTTTTACCATTATATGCTACTATTATTTATCGTCGCTTACCATTATGGAATATATCTTGTTCAGTTATAATTCTAAAAAATATGCCTTTTTGTTTGCAATATGCTCTTGCTGCTTCCCACTTTGCTTGATTAACAATCCAAGCTGCTTGATTAGCACGACTACGTCCTAATTTTTCTTTTAGTGTTTGATTTTCGGGCTTAACTTCTATAAGTTCTACTCTACTCTTGCCTTTTTTGTCTGCATAAGCAATAAAAAAGTCAGGTACGTATATTGTATGTTTACCTGTTAATGGATTTCTATAGGGAATTTTAATTGCTTCACTTGCCCATTTTGCAACACTAGGATGTTCGTCGCAAAATTTCATAAAAGTGAATTCCCAACTTGAACGGTAAGTTGGTGTTTTTGTGCCTACATACTTCTCTGGATTTTTAAGAGAAAATTTTCCTTGCGCAAATCTACCCATATCATATTATTACACTATTATATTTCTTTTTTCTGTTTTTTCATACTTAGATACTACTTTGTATCCTAGTGTACTAATTTTTTGTCTATTGTAATTTAATATTGTTGTTACAACATTACTTAATTGAATTGAATCTAATCCTTTTAGAGTATCTATAAGTTCAAATACTTTTACATTATCAATTTTTGCTTGTTGTAATAATACTGTAGCAGTAGATATTGCTGAGCTTTTTTCAAAACCTCTATTTTCAAAAAAACCTATAACTGCATCTACATCATTTGCAGGATAAGAAGTTTTTTCTGTAAGGTATTGATTAAAAAATTCTTTAACTTCTCCAGCACTATCGTTGTTATTTGATTTTGGTAAATTTGACATATTATGTATTTCCTAACGGATTCTTTTGTTGTGACACAGTTGATGTATTTCCCTGGCCGTTTTCTACATGATTACTTACAACTTGATTTGCAATTCCTATAACTTTCTGGTTGCCGTTGCTAATATTTTCATCAACTGCGTCTCTAAGTTGTGCTTTTTCTGATGCTGTTAAGTTATCAAATGCAGATAAACCGTTGCTTAGACCAACACTGTCACCAATTGCTCCGATAGCATATGCTTTTCTAGCAACAGCATTTTTAATAGTAATGTTAGAATCTAAAGTTTCTTGTAGTTCTACTGGAGGGAAGAATTTATTTTGTTTTTGTGAAGAAACCGGTATTGCTGCTGTAGTTTGTGTTCCATTACCTCCAGATTTGGGGAAACTTGTATTTGCTAATCCGCTTACATTTGTTCCTGTAGCAGTTCTAATTGAACTACCTGCTACCTGGAATGCTTCGTTACGTAAGCCTTCTTTTGTAAGTTTCTTAGCATTTTTAACTGTACGTGCTGCTGTTAAAATTGTACCTAAATCTGCCTTACCGCTTGAAAGATCACCAAGTACGCTTGCCCCTCCGGCTAGTACACCTGCACTGCCAAATAAACTCGTTGCACTACCTGCTGCAATAGGACTAGGTGTTAAATCATAATGTTCAGTTGCAAATCCTTTAGGAGCATTACCATCTTCTACAGGTCCATCTGCATAGAATACTGTTTCGTATGCAACTGTCATACTATTTTGTACAGGTTCTGCTCCAGCACTATTATCTAGTGAATCATGTGTCCAGTTCTCAATAATTGGATTGACTAGTGTATATGTCATATATTGGTGACGAGCTAATTGTGAAAGTTGAATACTAGTAAAGAACGGCTCATAGCTGTCGTTATCAAAGCCGAATCGATCGCCATTAGAATCGCCACCTTTGTAAGCATTAAATCTATCGTATGGACGAGCTGTTTGATTGGGCTTGCCAGCACCGTCTCTGCTACCGTAAGTTCCATCTCTGTAATAATACTGATAATATGCCGCCCATAATTGTGTAGTTAAACTATTATTATCATCATGGAATGTAATTGTTACTGGACTGTAATCTATACGTGTTTGTAAATTCTTTTTACGATTATATTTGTTTTTAGTTTCTACACTAATATCAAATTTTGGAAGTGTTACAGCTTTAACAAGCATGTTGACTTCAGTACCGTGCTTTTTATCCCAATTAGGAAGTATTTTATTAATAACATTTTCATTAAGATTCATTGATACATGATAAAGAAATTTTTGTTTTGGAGCTAAACGAAAATTATCATCTGTATAAAGTCGTGCAGCATGAGTCCAATCGGCCATATTGCCTTTGGGCGATAATGCTCCATTTAATACGTTGTCTAAAAATCCAGTGAATATACTTGCCATACTAATATTTATCCATTAATATTATATGCGTATATAAAGATAAAGGGGCATTAAAGCCCCTTTACTGTTGACTAAACTGTTTAAAACTATTAACCTACACCAGTAGTTGATGCAACGCCTGCTACAGCTCTGCCAATAGCGGTACCAATACCGCCACCGCTTGCGCCTTGTGTTTGGATTGCATTGTCATACTTGATTGTAAGTGCTACTGTTACAGGCTCGTTAGCAGAATATGCTAGTGAGTTGTAGTTTGCACTTTCTAAGTAACAACCATATAGCTCAAAAGTTTCTAATGTTTCAGGTGCATAGTTACCATTACCACCGTCTAAAATTTCAATTCTAGTTACAAACTTATAGTCGATACCTGATGCTGCACTTGACTGTTCCATAAAGTCGAACTGTCTTTGTAGTTGTTCACCAACTAGTTTTTGTACTGCACCTGTTGCATCGTCACGTAAGTTAAGTGTAATAGCTTCCCAGGTATGTTTACCTGCAAGATAAACTCTTGAGTTGTATACGTCAACAGTCATTGTCTCGAAGCTAACGTTAGGTCTAGTAACATCAACTACCTGTTTAGTAAGTTCTGTAACTTCACCAGCACTTACACCAAAGTTTTCTAGGCTCACTCTAAAGCGATACTGGAGTTTTGGCATAAGCAACCCTTGTGTAGAGTTGCTTGCGTCTGAAGCTAACGGAACTGTGATTCTTGATAATGATGAAATAGCCATTTATTTTGCTCCTATGTTAATATTATTTATCAATTTACAGTCCTGCTATTTCACCGGTGTTTTTCAAGCGTAGTGGAATATAGATAAATTCAACTGCTTTCACTGGTTCAATAGCTACGTCTAAGTATAGCTCGTTACGATCTATACGTGCCGGAGTATTGTTGCTCTCATCACATACAACTAAGAAGTCGTATAGTGCTCTTGAGCCTACTAACTCTAGCATCAAGCTCTCTGCTGCCTGTTTGATCTGATCACGTGTGATCTTGTCATTAGGTTCAAAGATATATGGTTTTGCTAGTTTGTTCAACTGTGAACGCATGTAAATTACCAAACGTGCTACGTTGATTCTATCTAGTGAACTTGCACCTCTTGCACGAGTCTTTTGACCGTAGTTAACAAGTCCTGCGCCATTGATAAATGTAATTGGGTTAACGTTAACACTGTATAGTGTATCACGCTGTCCTTCGTTAAGTGCAATACTTACAAATTCGCCTTCACCATCAACATAACCTGTTGCTGTAGCATTTGTAATTCCGCCTCTTCTTGTACCTGCTGGTGCAAACCAAGGATAGCTAACCTGATCGCTTAATGCGATAGTACGTAGCATCATATGACTTGGTGGAACAACAACGTTGTTTCCTGCATTGTCACTTGTGAAGCCCCATGGGTAAAATATACCTAAGTACTCATCTCTACTTACTAGACCGTCGTCGTTATCTTCAACTGCTAGATTAATGTTTTGTCCCCACTCGTTAAGTGAAGTAGCATCTGAAGTTAGTCTTGCTGGTGAATCGCCAACAATAAATGCACTTAGTCCTCTATCGTAGTTTAAGCTAACCATTTCACCAATTAGTTCTGGATAACCTGGTGTTGCCATTAAGTTAAAGATTCTTGATTCGTCATCTCTAATGTCATCATTTGAGTTAACTGTTGCTTGTAGACCTTGTACAACAACTTTACGCTGTGCTTTACGTCCAAAGCTACCTGAACCATCTTCTTGGTTGCCTGACTCAGTTACCCATCTGTGTGGATAATAGTTAGTCATTGCTTCGTCGTTGTAACGACCATTGTCAGCAGTTACGTCAATGTAATTACGTACAAATTTCTTAACGTTAAATCCGCTTCTGCGTAAGTTCCAAAGCAACATACCTTGTGGATATAGTGCCGGATCTGGGCAGTCTGGATCAACAAAGTCACTACCAGCTAGTTCACTAATTGTTGCTTCGTCAGCAGTTAAGCCATCTGTATTCCAACGTGCATCTGCAAATAAGATGCCGTCTTCTGTGGTTTGATCGCCTTTGTCAATTAGTACCCACTTTTGTAATGAATTGTTATATCTATAAATTGTTGGGAAGTTTTCTAAATCACTTGAGTCAACCCAAATATCATTGTTATCTGGACTGCTAGGCTCACTTGCTGCAACTGTTACGCCAGCACTTGCACCGTAAACGTTTTGAATACCGTCCCACTTAGTTCCGTCATGTACTAAGATATCAACTTCGTCGATAACTGAACTATACCATAATGTTCCGTCTGCTGCTAGTGCAGTTGGTGCATTATCTGATGCTTCATATGATAATACCTTCCAGTTAGTTGCAACAAAGTCTGTTGAGTTTCCGTTAGGATCAGCATATAAGTTAGTAGTACTTGTGCTAAATCCTAATGCAGTTAATGGAGTATTAGTGCCATTAACTAAACGGAATTCACCACCTTTAGTATGACTAATTACAATTCTATTTAAAGAATCAACTGTAGCAACAATGTTTGTTAGGCCAGCGGCGTTAATTGCGTCTGCAACTAAATCTGCATCTGACGTTGCTGCTGTAGTAGTTGTGAAACTAATATTTACTGCTGATGCTAATGCTTCATCACCTACTGTTGATTCTGCAATAGTAAAAGTATATGTTGTAGTGTTAGCAAATGTGCTTGCTGTTACTGCACTACTTGTAATGCTAGTTGCACCTGCATTTTGTCTGCGGAAGATTTTAAATGTAGCAGTTAATGAAGCATTTTCGCTAACATTACTTTGAACATATAAATCACCCACTGCTAAGTTTGCACCGCCGCCT